CTTTCCTAATTGCTCAACTAATCTTATTGGATAGTCTTCTAATTTTGTTCTTCTCTTCATAATACTATCTTACAACTATCCTCGTACCATTACATGCTGGCATTGTAACTACCGCCGCCCCAAGGTACACAATATCTTGTGCATAATATTTTCCATCATCATGATTGTATCTATCAGTAGTAGTAAGTTCAGCAGAAATTCCGTTTACTAAATTGCAATCTATTCTTTCAATCGTGTCCTTTCCTGCTTGAATTCTTCTATGAATATACAAATCTGCCTTTACAGAACCTTTATCAGCATGTGGATTAAGAACATAACCAATTCTATCATTCACAGCAAATGAGTGGTCTAAATCAAGATAATTCTCTTTCCAGTTTGTCGCACTTTTTGTCAATTCATCTGCAGTATAAACAATTGGACTTCGTGTTATGGAATCTGTCCATTCACCAGGAGTCAGAATTGTTGCATTTTTATACACCCTAAAGTCTTCATATTGACTTAAACTTACATTATCATAGTTTAGATTCAATATATGCTTATGGATTGTATTTACATCTTTTATCATATGAAATTAATTATTTCCTATATATAACATTATACATATTTAATCTAGTGAAATTCAACATTCCATTCCATTAATCATACAATCAAATAGATTCTCAAATTGTTCTTCTTTCCAAGTTACTTTCTTATGGCAATCAACACAAAGAGTGATTCCATTAGAAATATCAAATGCTAATTCTGGATGTTTTGCTAATTTTTTTATATGATGAGCATTGAAATGACCAGACTTTTTCTCACCACATAATTGACATGTGAATTCATCTCTTGTATATATAGAAAATCTCCATTGAAAGCAATCAACTTTTAATCTTTCTCCTCGTTTTGGTCTTTCTTTTCCTTTTCTATCATTATGACCACATTCTGGAGAACAATACTTTCTTCTATTCTTTCTACCAATAAATAGATTACCGCAATAACAACACTTCATTTCAGTGTTGTTTATCCCACCTTTCCAATTTGCCGCCTTATCACCAGTTCTAGATTTCATACGACAAGAACTAGAACATGACAATGAACTACCATATCTCTTAATATAACTCGGTCTTCTTGTGAAATTTTTATTACAAACTTTACAAACTAAATTAACCATATCAATCAGAAGGTTGTAATACCGGAGTTTTTACATCACCAGTTATAAGGTCATCGCCATCTTTTACTGATGAATATCCGAAGGCTGCTCTGATTTCATTAATACTTAAAGGTTTCTTTCCTTCTGGAAACCCTCTAAATAGATTTCCTATCCATTTTGCCTTTCTCTCTTCATCTGCATCAGTAACTGAATTAAATCTCATATATACTAAATTTGATTCCATTCCATTTTCTATAAGAATTTGGTCAATTAATTCTACTCTCAATTGAGTTTCTAATTTATGCTGTACAGATTTTATAAATCTCTCAAAGAATAATGCTCTTACATCACCAGTGTTTCCAGTACTTCCCTTACCTAAACTAAATGCTTCTTGTGGAACCATTAAACCAACTAATGTCTTTGATTGGAATATTCCTGTATATGCTTCCACACTAGGAACTCCACTTTCATCAATCGTACTCATAGTTATAACCCCTGGAACTATGAATTCATTCTTTGATGAAATATCCTCTAAATCTGTTTTAATCTTATCAAATACTGCTTTTGGTGGTATCTCTTCTTGAGTACCTACTGTAACAACATATTTTGGTGTATGCCTCTGTATAGCATTATATATAGATTCATCAACATCTCTCATCTTATCAATGATATCTCTAGATGGACCTAATAAAGATATTCCATATGGTGAATCTGGCTCTGGAAAGAATCTAAAATGTATAATGTCATCTTTAGAAAGTTTAGTTGGTAATAACTGCCCACCAATCTTTTGTTGATAATCTATTTCTCTACCATACTTATCTTCATTTATTATCATAGTAAACGGAGATGCAGTCTTTAATGATACTGTAAACTTTCCTGATTTTGCTTTCTTTACCAATGGTTCTTCAAATCTTCCTTTAACCTTTTCTATAAATGAATCACCACAAACCAATCCATATATCACATTATCAAGTAAAGCTCCATCAATATCCATCCTATCAAACATCATTTGGATTAATTGTTTCGCTTTAGGTTTCTCAGATATTAATTGATAACCACACATTACAGTATTATAAGCAATTGTGTTTATTGAAGTGAATACCATGTTATCGCCTTTGTAATACTTCCAATAATCTTTCAGTTGCTTTTCACTTCTTTCTTGATTGCCAAATTTAGAAATTGCAGACTTACCAGTAGATATAACTGTTTTTGGTGTACCATCTGAATTGAAGTACATTCCTAAATCTTTATTTCTATCGCTTAATTCTCTTTTCTTAGCAATTCTATCTTGTAATGCCATTTAATTTATTCCTTCTTAATTTTCTTTTTACCTGATAATGTAACTTCTAAAGTTGATATTTTTCTATTTTCAAATGTTTCACTATCTACTTTAATTTCATATTCTGCATCTTCAATATAATCTCGTATTAGAATAGCTAGAATATCAATTGTTTTCTTAACATTCTTTCCACGAGCAATCAACTTAATTGTATCTCCTTTTCCAAATCCAAAGAGTGCTGCAGAAATATAACGCGATAACTCCTTCGTACCTATATAAATTGTTTCTTGAATTTCTTCTTCCGTAATCTTCTTCACCCCCATTCTGTTTTGTTTAACTTCATCAAATCTTCGTGAAGTCATAACGATTCTTATTTACAGATTTAACAGATTCATCATTCTTTTTAAATGAAACCATTTGAGAAGCATCTTCCCAACTTATATGATATTCTTCTTCTCGATACTGTGATGCTTGAACAGCAAAACTTAAACTATCTATTGAATCATCTGACGACCCATGCGGGAACATAATTGCTTCATCCGCCATATATTGTAAATCTGGATTAAGAAATATCCGTTTAGTCTCAAACAAAACAGAAAGTCTTTGGATTCTTGACATCCTATCATTAACTATAGATGATTTAATTGGAATAATTGGTAAAGTAGTAGATTCAACGAGTTGGTCAACAATCATCTTCTGTTGTGCTGCCTGTTCAATTCCTATCCTTACTGGTTGCCATTTGGTATCGTAAGACTTGATAAGTTCAAATTGTCTGAATAAAGATGCTTTGGTTCTCAAACCATCAATAACATACACTTTTCCTTCAGAAATTGCTACTATAGCTATAGTAAAGTAATCTGTCTCTTCACCTTTAGATGATAAGTCAACACCCATATACACTTCTATTTCAGAAGTGGGCATTTTATAATTGGCAATTGCATCTTCAACCCATTCTCTTTTAATTGGTGAATCTTCAATAGAAACTATATTATTCTGATATTGCATTTCAAATGCAAGTGAACCATACCGTTCTTTAATCTTGATAAGTTCTTCATACGGAAACCTTTCTGGCCAAAGAACTTCTGCAACTCCATTGTTCTCATTTGGATATTTTAAAATTGATTTATAAATTCTTGATGCAAAATCTGGAATCTTCTGTAGATATGCACTCATATCGCTTTCATGCCAACGAGTCGCAATAGATATAACTTTTCCATTTGGAGGTAACAACATTGGCATCATTGTACTTTCAAATTGATGTATGACTTCCATACGTCTATGTTCTGTTCTTGAATTATTTGAATCCATTATATCATCAAGAATAATAATATCATGATGACCACCAACCATTGAAGCAGTTATACCAAGAACTTTTAAAGTTGGGTCTTTCTGATTTCCTGCACCCAATACTCGCAATACACTTCTAGACCAATCACTAAACCCTCGTTGCTTACCATATAACTCTTGAATTATTTCATTACCTTCCAAATGTCTTTGGATAAATGACATGATATTATCTGCCATTTCTTGGTTAATTGTAACCACTAGAATCTTAATCTCTGGATTTGTCACTATCTTCCAGATTATATATGCCCCAACAGCTTGGGTATTATGAGTCACCATATAATCATCAGTTATATACAATCCATCTGGATTTTCTATTTGAATGCACTGGACTTCTTCAATACCATCTGGTTCTATACTAACAATTGGTGACCTAGTTTTTAGACTACCACG